AGTTATACTAGATGTTATTCTAGAACGAGTAAGATAATATGGCAACAGCAAATACATACCTACAAGTAAGTGAATTAGATTTTGATGAGATCAGAACTAACCTCAAAGGTTATCTAAGTACACAAAACCAATTCAAAGATTATAATTTCGAGGGATCTGCTATGTCAGTTCTACTTGATGTTCTTGCATACAACACTCATTACAATTCATATTACTTAAATATGGTTGCTAATGAGATGTTCTTAGATACTGCTCAGCAAAGGGATTCAGTTATATCAAGAGCAAAGGAACTGGGTTACTTGCCAGTCAGTGCGATTGGTGCTAGTGCTAACGTTACATTAACGTTCAGTGGCATTGCTAATACTGTGGCGCAATTCACTATTCCGAAAAACTCTAAGTTCTCAACTACGATTGATGATATAACTTACACTTATGTTACACCAGAAGCAAGTTTAGTTCTTAACTCTGCTAATACATTTTCTAAAGCAATATCAATCAAAGAAGGTATTCCTTTAACTCATCAATTCACAGTAAGTTCAAGCAATCCAATTAGATACATTTTACCTAATAAAAATATTGACACTTCAAGTATAAGTGTGAGTGTTCAAGAAAGTTCTTCTGATACAACCACGACTGAATTCACAAGAGCAACTAATATCAAACAAGTATTTTCAACTTCACCTGTATTCTTTTTAGAAGAGTCTGCTGACGATAAGTATGAGATTATATTTGGTCAAGGTGCGCTTGGTAAATCGTTAAAGAATAATAACATTGTAATTGTTGATTACTTAGTATGTAATGCCAATAAGACAAACAGTGCTAATGTATTCTCAGTAGATAGTTTGAGCATCGGTGTTAGTTATACAAGTGCTACTATTACAACTAATGTAGATTCGTTAGGTGGTAGATCTTCGGAGTCTATTGAGAGTATCAAATTCAATGCACCAAGAAACTACCAAACTCAAAACCGTGCTGTAGTTGATAATGATTACCAAAGAATTCTGATAACAGAAAATGCTGACTTACAATCTGTTATTGCATTTGGTGGAGAACAAGCAGTACCTGCTGTATATGGTAAAGTTTATATTGCTGTTAAACCATATGGTGAAAACTACGCAACTAATACTAGAAAGTCTCAAATTAAAGATTCTATTTCTGATAGAACTCCATTGGGTATTGACCCAGTTATTATTGACCCAGACTATATCTATATCGTTCCTACAATCACAACGTATTATGATAAGACTTCTACAACTGTATCTGCTTCTCAAATTGAATCAGATATAAGATCTGCTACTTTATCATACTCGACAGATAACCTTGAGAGGTTTGGTAACAAGTTAAGATATTCTAAATTCATTCGTTCTTTAGATAATATTACAACAGGTTCAATTTTAAACAATGATGTGAGTATTAGTCTTGAGAAAAGGTTTGTTCCTAATATCAGTCAGTCTGAAAGGTTGTTGTTGAAATTTAATAATAAGATTAGAAAGGGTACGTTAAGTTCTACAGAATTCACTTATCAAAATTTCTCAGCATATTTGGATGATGATAGTTTGGGTAACGTGAATATATACCGTTATAATGACGCAAAGGTTAAGACTAATATTATCACTAATGCTGGAACAGTTGATTATGATACTGGTCAGGTTGAAGTTAATACCTTTGAACCAACTGCATTTTCAGATACTCAATTGAAAGTTTCAATGACACCAGATAGATTTGATGTAACTCCAGTAATGGAACAAATTCTAATTATGGATTCGGAAAATGGTGATGTCACTGTTACAGGCGAAACTACTTAATGAGTGTACCAAATAAAATATCCACTCTTGTAAAGAATCAATTCCCCGACTTCTATAAGGAAGACGGTGAAAACTTCTTAGCATTCATAGAAGCATACTATGAATATATGGAGCAGTCTGGTAAATTAACAGACGGCATTCAAAACCTACAAGACTATCGGGACATTGATACTACTCTTGATGAGTATATAGAATATTTTAGAAGGGATTTCCTACCATCAATTCCTATTGATGTTCAAGCAGATAAGAAGTTGATGGTTAAGTATATCAAATTCTTTAATAGTTCTAGAGGAACACTTGCATCATACAAGTTAATGTTCAGAGCAATCTATAATGAAGACATTGATGTTGATTATCCTGCTGAACATATATTAAAAGTATCAGAGTCTGATTGGAGAATTGATAGATATCTTGTAACTGATTACAATACAAAGAATTATACATTCATTGGTAAGAGTATTATCGGTTCAGACTCAAGAGCAACTGCACTTGTTGAGAACATTATACGAAGAACTATTCGTGGTCGTGACTTAATGCAGATCTACTTATCGAATATTGTAGGTACGTTTGGTCACTTAGAACCAATCAAATTAGTAACTGACACAAATAGCACTGGATTCATTCCAAACATTGAGGCAGGTATCAATAAAGTTACTGTAGATTCTGCTGGTGGTGAGTATGCAATTGGTGATATTGTTAAATTGCAATCAGAAATTATCGGTGACTTTGCTAAAGTTGTTGTAACCAGTACAGTTGACCTTGCAGGTGGATTAACATTTGATATTGCAGATGGTGGTTCTGGTTATAGAGGTTCTACAGTAACTCCAGGATCTATTATTACACAATCAATTGTTCCATATACTTCACTATCTTCTTTTGTAATCCAACCAAGTGATATTGTAGACACAAATGCATTGTTGATGATCAATGTCAATTTATTTACAGACACTACTATTTTTGGAACTAAAGCACCAAGTATTGTTAATGCAGATGGTGTTAGTCGATTGATGTCTGATTACTCTAATACTATTTTGTCTAGTCCAGATTTTGGATTCCCTGAGACAGTTGTATTTACACCAAATCAAAACTTTAGAGAGAATGCTAATGCTGTAATTGGTATTGCTAATACAAGAACAATTTCAGTTGGGCAATCAATATACGGTGCAACATCTGGTGCTAATGGTATTATTAAATCTATTGTAAGTGCATCTGCAAACAGTGGTGTATTTAGGGTAGACACATATAAGAATTTTTCTACGACAGAAGTAGTTAAGGTTGGTACATCTGCTGGTTCTGCTGTTGGTAATGTAGTATCATTCTCTTCAAATACTATTGGCCACCATGTGTTATCAGTTGGTAACGTGGTTGGACAAACTATTACTGCTGGTGATGAATTGGTGGGAAGAACATCTGGGGCATTTGGTGTTGTTAAAAAGGTTGTAGCAGATACTGCTAATGGTTATGTACAAGGTGTTGGTGGTGCTGATGACAGAAACTTAGTTGTATGTCAAGTAACTGCTAACACAACTGCTAACTTAACCAGTCAATTTTCAACAGGTCCGATGAGAGCATTTATTGCTAATGAAAGTTTAAGATTGGTTGGTGCTAATACAACTATCGGTAATGTGCATATTACTACATCAAACACACTGATTGAAAATATATATACTAAATTAGATGACTCATTCTTATTCCCAACATATAGTGTTGGTACGATTGCTGATTTATCATTAGTGAATGGTGGATTAGGATATTATACTGCACCTAGTATTACTGTTGAGGATGATGGTGTTAAGTCAATGGATATTGGTGAATATTATATTACTATTCAATCTGATAACATAAATTGGGGAACTGGTAACTCATTCTTTACAATCTTAACATCAGATGACAGAATAATACAAACATCAAGCGGTTCTGGTGGTTATGTTGTTGGTGGTGCTGGTCCAGGATTACCTATTGCTGTTGATCAATATGCTAACGGAACGTATGAATCGGTTGTTAGAGTATGGCAAGACATGGGCAATAGAACCACTGAGGGGAAAACGTTTGCTAATAACGTAACTGCTGTGTTGAAAACATATGCTGGTTCATACATTCCTGGATACACTAATGATACAAGAACTTTAGAAAACACTGGTTCTGCTAAGATTGTTAAGATTGTAGATGAAGGCATATTAGGAACTAACGCAAACATCAATGCTAACGTTGGTGCTAATGGTTCGATATCAGGAATAAGGATTTTAGATTCTGGTTTCTCATATGAAGATGGTGAGTCAGTGACTATTGCTTCTTCTGGTAGATCATTATCAACTCCAGGTGTTGGTGTTATTTCGTTAAGAGGTGATGCTAATTCAGAAGGTTATTATGCTACGAGTAAAGGACATCTATCTTCTAAACGTGGATACTTACAAGATGGTGAATACTATCAAGAATTCTCATACGAGATTATATCAGCATTATCATTAAACAAATATAAAGACGTTGCTCTTAAATTAGTACATCCTGCTGGTCAAAGGTTATATGGTAAGTATAGTGTGCAAAGTAATGTTGCTTTAGATATTATAGCAACATCTGATAACAAGAAACAACTGAGAGCAAATGGAAGCATTGCGATTACTAATAGCACATTTAACGTAACTGGTACTGGTACACAACTGACATCAAGTTATGCAAATGGTGATACATTGATGATTGAATATGGCAACAAACAATTCTACTCAACCGTTATAAATATAGTATCAAGTAATACTGCAGCAAACCTTAACTCAGTTTGGACTAAGGGCACAATTTCTGGTGCTAATGTTTATTACACATCTGGAACAATTTAATGGCTTTAAAATACGCAACAAAAGATATATCAATTAATAATGCTAAAGCATTTTTACATTCATTGAATGCAGATGAGGATGGAAGATCTTCTAAAAAATCCACCATCCTTTATATGGCATTGGGCAAAACTCAATCATGGGCAGCAGATCCAACTCCTGATGCAATAGCAGATAATGACCAACATTTAAAGTATGATATGAAACGTAATTGGATTGGTGCTAAGAAAATTAAAGATGGTGACGCAAGTCATGTAATCACAAGACATAATTGGGTATCTGGAACAATCTATTCTATGTATCGTGATACTGATACTGGTGTTTACGCAAGAGCATTTTATGTGTTGACGGATGAATTTAATGTATATAAAGTTTTAAACAATAATAAAGGTGTAATTTCAACAACTAAACCAACTGGTTATTCCACACTACCATTCACAACATCTGATGGTTATATGTGGAAGTATATGTTTACAGTTTCAGTTGATGATGCTGATAAGTTTTTGACAACAAATCATTTACCAGTTAAGAAAATTGGTACAAGTGATGGAACTGCTGAAGAAGATAGACAAGTATTAGTTCAAAATGCTGCAGTGAATGGTTCTATTGAAGTTGTGGAAACTGTTAATGCTGGTTCTGGTTATCATATTATTGATAACGGTGTGATTGCGGCTGGTGGTGTCAATGATATTCAATTAAGCACAAGTGGTAATACTAACCCATCTCCTATTGATAATTATTACAACGGTGATTCTGTTTATATTATATCAGGAACTGGTGCTGGCCAATTAAGACGTGTTATTGATTATGTTGGTGCGACCAAAATAATGACAGTCAATACTGCATTCACTACTGTTGCTAATACAGATTCAAGAGTTGTAGTATCTCCAACTGTTACTATTATTGGTGATGGTGCAGGAGCAAAAGCATATTCAAGAGTAGATACTTCAACTGGTGCTATTTCAAACGTAAGTGTAATTTCAGTTGGTACTAAGTATTCAAGAGCATCAGTTCTTGTAACATCTAATACTGTTCATGGTTCAGGTGCTACTGCTAATGTTGTTATCAGTCCAATTGGTGGTCATGGTTCAGACCCAATCACAGAATTATATGCTGATAAGGTTATGTTGAACACCAAATTTATAGATCCTGAAGGATCTGTTATTACTGGTGCTGGGTTTATTCCATCTAATACAGAATTCAGAACTATTAGTGTTATTAAAGATCCAATCTTAAAGGTGAATTCAAACAATATTATTCAGGCAGTTGAGTCAATAGCAAACACTTCTAATAGTCCAGATACGTTGAGACTTACAACTAGACTGACTGCTTCTTATTTACAAATGAGTGGTGGATCTCCAGTAAACCCACTTGCAGTAAAAGATATTATTACAAATGAAAGAAATTTATTAAGAGCAAAAAGTGGTGCTTTAGAATTCGTAACAGAATTAGGTGGAGCAGGTAGAGAAACCGTTGCTTTAAGTAATGCAGTGAAGGCTGCTAATGCGGACATCGTTTATTTACAAGACGATCCATCACAATCAGATGCATCATACTATCATTTCTATATAAATAATGTAGAGAGTTATGGTAATTATGCACCGTTCCAAGTTGATGATAATATTCTAAAAAGCACAAGTGAGACCAACGTTGCTCAAGTGACAGCAATTAAAGGTCCTGAAGCAAATACTTTCTCTGGTGAAATATTATATACAGAACACGTTGAACCAGTTACACGTTCTCCAGAACAAATTGAAGATATTAAAATTATCTTAGACTTTTAAATAGGTAAATAAAAATGGCAATCGAAACAAATTTAAACCAATCCCCATACTTCGACGACTTCGACGAGAATAAAAACTTTCATAGAGTTTTATTCCGTCCAGGTTATGCAGTACAAGCACGTGAATTAACTCAACTACAATCTGTTTTACAAAATCAAGTAGAGCGTTTTGCTAACGAAGTTGTTGTAGACGGAACAGTTATTACTGGTGTTGGTGTTTCGACTGATACTGTTGAGTATGTTAAGTTAAGAGATAAAGACGCAAATAACCGTGTGTTATTGTTAGGAGATTTCTTAACTGGAAGTGCTATTGCTAACACAGTTATAACTGGAGCCGCATCAGGTATGACTGCTAAATTAGTAGATGCTAAAGAGGGTTCTGAGGCTGCAGCACCCAACTACTTAACTTTATTTGTAAACTATACAAACTCTGGTTCTAACAATACAACTAAAGCATTTATCAATAATGAAACTTTATTAGTAAGACATTCTGGTAACAGCACATTTGTTGTTGCTGCGAATACAATTACTTCAAGTGCGACTGGTGAAGGATTTAAAGCAACTGTATCTGATGGTGTTATATACCATAAAGGCAACTTCGTAAGGGTTGCACCACAAAATGTTATTGTTGATAAATATTCAACTTCCCCTGATAAGAAACTTGGATTTGAAACAACCGAAACTATCGTAGATTCTAATGCTGATTCGTCATTACTTGATAACTCAACTGGTTCTACTAACTTTGCTGCTCCAGGTGCGACTCGTCTTAAGATGACTCCTACTTTAGCAGTAAGAAGTTTAACTGCTGCAAACACGACTACATTCTTCACAATTGCTAGGATTGAAAATGGAGAAGTTGCTCAAAGGTTTACTGATACAACGTATTCAGATATCGGTCAATACATTAATAAGAGAGCATATGAAACAAGTGGTAACTTTGCTGTCGAACCATTTAATATTCGTATTAGGGAACACTTAAAGAATTCAAATAACCTTGGTCGTTATTCTGCTGCGGATGGTGGTAGTGTCACTAAACTGGTTGCTGAAATTGAACGTGGTGCTGGTTATGTTGGTGGAAATAGAGTTTCTGTTGATACATCTGTATTTAGAAATGTAGATAAAGCGACTGACTGGGACAATAAGAATGGTCGTACAATTGGTCAGGCATTTGGTAACTACATTTATGCTAAAGAAGTTGTTGGTACATGGGACTTTCAAGGTTTAAGGCAAGTTGCTTTATACGATGCTGGTCAAAAAGGCATCTCTGGTAAGAACTTAGGTACTCAAGGTGCTAGAGGTTCTTCTATTGGTACTGCACGTGTTCGCGGATTCCAATGGCATTCTGGAACTCCTGGAACTGCTTCGGGACAATTTAGAATTTACTTATTTGATGTTAAAATGGATTCAGGTAAGTCATTCTCTCAAGTAAGAGGTGTTTACGAGAACAACGGTGGTTCTTTAAATTC